TCATACATGCATCTGAATATACACGCATCCCATGATTTATTTAGCAACATTTGTTCTCTTCTCCTCTTCTAAGATAGCAAGACCAATGTTGTAGATGACTTGAGGCACGATAGAATTACCCAGTGCCTTGAGTCGATTGACGCGTTCAGGGATGCCTGTTGCTACTCTTGGGATGTTGGGTTCTCGCTCGAATCCGTAATGTCCGTCCAACCTGGCGGATACCCCATCAGCCATTCCACCCACTCCGGGTTCAGTGTGCCCTTTTGATAAGCTGCTATCTTGTCTGGAAGCGAGTTGTTCTCGTTCCTCCCTGCTTTCTTGAGTGTCTCCGGCTTCCTCGCTCCCTTGTAGTCCCTCGCTGTTGGAGTAGGCAACATCTTCTGTTCCTCCAAGGCTACCTTCTCCTCCAGGTTGCTGTGATACCCTGTGTTCTCTATCCTGTTGAGTGCGCTCTCCATTGTCATGTTCATGATCTTCGAGCTCCTTGGAGTTGGCCACATCCTGTGAGACTTCTCGCTCGCTTCGTCCGTCACTGCAGCTGGAAGACTCCATCCGTGTGTCCCCTTGATCATGCTCGGACTCGGTTGTTCGTAGTACCCCATCCTCTCTGTTGCTCGAGGCGTTGGCCACATCGTTACTTGTTGTTGTAGGGGTGGCTTCTGCCCCCCTCCCGGATGATTCTTCCTCGGTTTCTTGATGTTCGTGTGATCGAAGGCTGTCGGTGTTGACCAAAGATTGCCTGAACTCGGAGGTATATTTTCCGAGGATCCAGATTCGATCTCTTCTGTGGGGAGCTTCGACACTGCAAGCTGGAATAATAAACGATTGCGTGGCGTAACCTTGGGTTTCCAAGTCAAGACACACATCATCGAGTGCCACATTGACGAAGCCACCAACGTTTTCGACAATGACCCAAGAGGGTTTTTTGTGTTTAATAATTTCATACATGTACGGCCAGAGGTGTCTGTCATCTTCCTTGCCTTTTTTCTTGCCTGCAACACTGAACGGTTGGCACGGGATGCCTCCGCAGATGAGGTCGAAGTCTTGAATAATTCTTTCTGGTTCATTGCCTATCTCCTTTAGATCTTTATAGATTGGCACATCTGGCCAATGTTTATTTAATACTTTACGACAGAAGTCATCAAACTCACAGAAAGCAACAGTGTCAAAACCACCTGTTGATTCTAATCCTAAGCTGAATCCTCCTATCCCGGAACAGATATCTAGTATCCTAATCATTTGTTTCCCTCCCTTTAAACCACATGCGTGTGCAATATCTTCTGATGATTGCTACCACTGTTAACACCCCAGCTTGTGCCACTGAGATGATCAATGCATTCTGCGTGAACATCAAGCATATTGTCAGCACCACCCACACCAAGGGTAGATTGATTGCTGTGCCCATAAACGTATCAGCCATTGATTCTTTGAGTGCTGCTTTGTCTAATTTAATCATGACAAAAACAAGTCATCTGTTCATCAAACAGATCTTGCTCCTTGTATCCTGGTTGTTTACTAATATCTAGCAAGTCAATGTAAGTGGGGCCATCCTTTCTAAAGGTAGCACCAGCATGATCGCCAAACTTCTGTTCTTGTTTGATCCACCAATCTGCCATCTCTGGTCTTTCTTGCAGTAGCTTAACCTTTGTGTCTTTGCCTTTAAGAAAGCAGAGGTCACAGTTGCCAGCCAAAGTTTTACCGCCAAAGTTTGTTAGATTCAAATCAAAGTTTTGCTGCTCCCAAAAATCTGTCACATCTTTGACTGTATGTTTGGCATCATTCATGGGGGTTATATTTGTCCATGCTTCATATTGCTTAAGTGCACTTGCCACTCTTCTTGGTTCGTCATAGCGTAAGCCAATAACGTTGTACCAATTCTTATGACCTCGTAACTTACGCATGAACCTTGACATAACTTTAATCTTTAGTTCGCTTGTACAAAATCTAGTAACAGGATTGGGTAGGTATTGTCTGCGATCCAACAAAGCTTCAAAGGGTTCACCATTTCTGCTTGCTGTTTCATAGGTGACTTCTTTGGTGCGATAGACTGGGCGCTCTTCACCGAAGTACAACTCTAGCCAATGTATCTTCACGCCCCACTTCTGCCCTATCTCATGCACAAAGTCGAGTGTCTCCGGGGCTTCCTTGCCTGTGTTGGCAAAGGTAACGTATATATCTTCAGGCAATGTGCCACCATGTGCTTGGATAATATTCCACAACATGAACCCAGATGTTCTACCACCACTAAAGCTAATCAAAGCCGGCCCATTAATCTTGTAAGGATTAGACTCCATAGATTCTCTCAACTTGTCCCATTAAATCTTCGTGTGCGTTGTGCAAAAACTTCCACTGCTCATTAAAGTTTTTATTTGTTTCTTTTGTTTTTATGAGTTGGCTTTGCAATCTTCTAATTACTTGAACTAGATCGAGTTTCTTATCAGCAACCACTGCAAGCTGATGTTTGACCATCAACTCCAAGACCTCCTCAATTGGATCTGTTATTGTCTCTAAGTTATCCATCATCCTCCCAAGGTTTCTTCATCTCGTTGTCTGCTAAGTAATACCATGCGTTCTTACCTGGCACACTGTGAGTCTTGACTCTCTCTGCTAGATACTTCTGCACATGTGATACTGCGTACCTTGCGGCTCTCTCTCCTGAAGCCATGTCGCTTTCCTTCAATGCTTGTCTTGCTAGCAGTTCGAGTTCTTGCCTTGTATAAAACTTGCGCCTGTCCATTGCCGCGGCCACCACTCTCGCTATCTCTACTTCGTCTGGTGAGTCTGATGCATCCACCACCCTAAAGAAGCCACGATCAAAATCAAAGTAGGCTAAGTGTTGATCTGGTTCTCTTGCGTTCCTTGCCTCGTAAAAGATATCGATGTTAGGTTTCTTACCAGACAGCTTGATACCAGAATCCATCCAACCAGCGAAGGCACTACCACCACGCGCTGACATGAATGACAGATCATCTGCTCGTTCTTTACCAGTGTGATGAGCAATGATGACAGCAACACCAAAGAGTTCTATCAGCTTATCGACACGCGATAACATCTCGTGGATCTCTGAGTTAGAGTTCTCTTCTCCACTAAAGAAGTTAATGACTGGATCGATCATGACAATGTCAGGTTTGTGATAGTCAATACTTGTGGCTATCTCATCAATGTCTTTGTCTCTCATGATGTTCTTTCTTAATCTTCCAGAAGCTATAAGGTTTGACTTACCAAGATCTAAGATCTCTCTGTCATGAATGAAAGGCTGATAGTACATGTCGATTCTTTTCTTTAAGAACTCATGAATAATCTCTGCCTGTAACCACATAACCTTTAAAGGTCTATTGAATTGTTTGCCCATAAACTCTGTGCCTGTTGTGGCCGCAGCAGCGAATGCACCCAACCAATGTGACTTACCAATCTTTGGTTTACCCAAGAGCAAGACTCTTGATTGTTCAAAGACAAATGCATCACCCCAAAACTGTTCGATGCGATCTGAGTCCATGCCATCCCAAAAAGGATCACCAAATGTTTTGAGGCCAAGTGGATCTCTTTCAGGTCTCTCTTCTTTCTTTTGTTGTTCGATAGGATCTTCTTGATCCATGATCTCTTTGAGTTCATCTGTTAGTTGTATCTGCCACTGACTTGTCTTCCACTCTGTGATACCAGCTACATCCTCTGGGTTTCTTTTCAAGTGCCCAGTGCAAATACTGTTTACAGTTTGCAATACTTCTTGCACGCTCATGGGTGGGTTGTTTGTTTGATTCCAATCCAAAGCTTTGATGATGACTTCACGCATGCCCCAACCTTCGAGGATCCATTTGCCTACCAATCTTGCAAGCGTATCGTTTCTCATGCCACTGCCAACACCATCCATTGATAGCGGTGTCTTCAAGTCTGAGTTTGATTTGCCTACATTATTAAAGTCATAGATCACATTCATGTCTTGACTTGATAGTATGGGCAAGTCATCCATGTCGCTTGGCTCAACACCGTCCACGCTTTCAAACATGTAATGGTCCGAAGGTGAGACCATGACATAGCCACCCTCTCCTCTGACATCAAGTCTGCCTGTGGTGTTTCTTATTTTTAGATCTGGATTGATGGCATAGAAATAATGATAGCCACCTCTTGGTGTTTTTTGTTTGAGTGTTGTTCTTGTGATCTGTCCTGATTCACAAAAGTCACAGGCCTCTTGCGTGTCTGCATCGAGCACCACAAAATTAATTCCTGTGACAGCTGCCCAATTACAGTTTGGAAATTGTAAGTACCATTGTTTGATTTCTTTTAAGTGTGCTTGCTTTTCAATATAGTTCGCCCACTTAACTCTTGGTGTTTTAGCCCAGCGCTTAACCAACACATCATCATCTTCATACGGATGTCTTGTTTTGAAATAATCTGGTATGACATCTGTCTTGGATCCACAAGGTATTAAATGAAAGTTGTTCTCATAAAAAGAAACCAACATTTCTTTTCTCTTGTTGCCAAGAATCTCTTCTCCTTTTTTATTTAAATGTAATTCCAAGACTAACTCTCTTCTACTGCACCATAAATACTTTCCCAATCAAGAGCATGCCCGGTCATCTTGATTAATTTCTTAGCCTGGTTTACAGAAGGCTGTCTTGTGTTGTATCTCCAAGACCTAATGGTGGACACTGAGACCTTGAGTTCTTTTGCAAGACTCTCTTCTCCACGTTTTTCTATGTAATCTTTTAGTTCCATTTCTCTCCTTGTTAGGTGATGCGCTTCTAAAAAAGGAGGACGTCAACCTCCGAGGGGGAAGAGACGAATGAAGCGCATCGAAGTCAATGATAAGGGACATGATACAAAAAGTAAAGAAGATTGTTGACAAAGTTTTGATAATCATTATGATGGTATTTGTATTTGTTATTGGAGACAAACTTATGGAAGATAAAACTAACTATGAAGCTTATGGTCTGGTAGATTTGTTGAAGCTTAAAAAAGCAAATCTATCTAACCAATCAAAACTGCGTGAAGAATCAAAACTTTTAGACGAGGCCATTGCTCAATGTCCAGAAGTTGTTGAGGTCACCAAATCATTATCAAACTCTGGTGGATCTAAAAGGGTGCAGCTAAACGGTTTGATACCTAAAGATTTAAGAGTTCAATACAAGGTCACCAAGTCATGGGATCAAGACTACTTAAATGATTTATCAAAAGAACTACAAAACTTTCCATTTACTAAACAGTATGTGGAAGATACTCGTGCAACCAAGAAACTTCAGGACGAAGATCCAAAGGCTTGGGAATACATTGAGAAAGGTTTGACAACTAAGATCAATGAAAGACCTTATGTCACATTTATTGATCCATTAAAAGGAGGAAGTGATGAGTAAGATAGGAGATTTTTTAATCGGTTTAACTGAGGATGCTGAGTATGTTATTGGAGGCTGTGAAGATTTTGAACAGTTCTGTAGCAAAATGAAAAAGTTAAATGATATGTATTTACCAAGCAGTTTGGTAGACATATGGGAAGAACATGTTGGTTCTCAAGAAGATCTTAACGTTAACCATTATATAAGGAGAGCAAGGTGAGTCTATTGGATACCATAGAAACAGGCATCAAAGTGCCAGCAATAAAAATAAATGTAGCAGGAACTGATGGGATAGGTAAGACTACCTTTGCATCTAATGCACCTAGGCCTGTATTCGTTAAGACAGAGGAAGGAACTAACTTCTTAGATGTATCTTCCTTTCCATTGTGCAAGTCATACGATGACATTGTTAAACAATTACAAACTCTTTATGAAGATAAACATGATTACAAAACTGTGGTTTTTGATACCACTGACTGGGCTGAGAAACTTGTGCAACAAAAAGTTTGCGACATGCATTCAGTTAAGTCCATTGAGTCATTAGGTTTTGGTAAAGGTTACACAGAGTCCGCTGAGTTATATAGGCGGATACTTAAAATGTTTGATTTGCTACTTGAGAAAAAGATGAATGTCATCTTGCTTTCTCATGTGGCTATCAGAACTTTCAATGATCCAGAGCGTGAGCCCTATGATCGTTGGGAGATGAGTCTACACAAGAAGGTATCATCGATGATCCGGGAATGGGTAGACTTCAACCTGTTTGCTAACTACGAGGTATCAACTCGTACTAGTGGCCAGGGTT